AAGCTACGTAGAAGTCTAGGTGTAGGTGTTACAAGCTATGCTTACTGGTTAGCTAAACAAGGACTTAAGTATACAGATACCCAGGCACTAGAAGACACTCATAAGTTATTTGAGACAATCTCTCATAGTTTGATTAGTGCTTCTGTAGAACTAGCTAAGGAGAAAGGACACTGTGAGTTGTATGAAGAGACGAAATGGGCTAAAGGAATTCTACCCATCGACAATTATAAAAAGGACTTGGACACCGTTTGCAACCCAGAGTTACAGATGGACTGGGAGACTTTACGTGAGGAAATGCAAGAGCATGGGATTAGAAACTCCACACTTATGGCTCTCATGCCGAGTGAAACTTCATCGCAAATCACCAACTCAACTAATGGCATAGAACCTCCACGTGGTTATGTGACAATTAAACAATCTAAAGATGGTATTGTACCACAAGTTGTACCTGAGCTACAAAAGTATCGTCACAGTTACCAACTACTCTGGTCACTTCCAAGTAACAAACCTATTATTGAATTAACAGGTGTTATGCAGAAGTTTGTTTGTCAAGGTATTAGTACAAACTTTAACTACAATCCTGGTGCTTTCCAAGATGGTAAGCTACCTATTAAGGTTGTTATGCAAGACTTGTTGAACTACTACAAATTAGGTGGTAAGCAAATTTACTACCACAACACAAACGATGGAACTTCTGACCAAGGTATCGAAGACGATGGTTGTGCAGGAGGAGCATGTAAACTTTAATACATAAGGAGAGAATATGGACAACAGTTACACAGGTACTTTAAGTCAAACTGAATGGGAAAACTATTGGAGATGGTCTGGGGTTACTAAGTTTGTACAAGCACAGCAAGACCTACTTGACAATGGTTCTGCTGCTGTATCCTCTCCTGGTGCAGCTCTTATCAAAAAGTTCTTAGAGCCAGTGGAGACACTTGTAGCTAAGAGGGTGACTGATGGGTTTTATACCAAGTCAGGTAAAGAGAAAGCTGATACTGCAAGACCTGTAGAATACTATGCTATAGTTAATACAAACATTTCCGTATCAGCCTACCTTTCATTAGAGTTTATTATCAATAGATTAATGAGAAAAAGTAGAGCTGTTGAGTCTGCTATGAGTCTTCGAGGTTATAGTGCTATTGCTTCTGGTATTGGTGCTATCATTGAAAGAGAAGCTCAGGCTATGTTAGCTTTTGATGACAAATCAGCAGTACATAAGTTCTTTACTAATACATTCTCTAACACTCCTCGTGGTGTTCAATCTAAACAACAAGCCTTTAAAAAGATGATATCTGATTATGGTTGGGAAGATTGGGGCACTGAGAAGAGAGCACGTATTGGTGCTGTATACCTATGGGCTATGGAAGAGATGGGACTGATTGAAGTTAATACATTCTCTCGTAAGGGGAAGAAAGTTACTTCTACAGTCTCTTTAACTCAAGGGGTTATTGATTGGATATTCTCAAATGTAGAACATGTTAGTTCTTTCTTTAGCACTAATATGCCTATGATTGAGAGACCTCTAGATATATCCACAGAGAACAACTCTTGTTTTTATACAGATAGTGTACGTAGATTATCTTACTGTTTCACTAGAGACTCTAAACATAACATTGAAAATGCTCCTATTGTAGTTGATGCTATTAACAAAGCTAAGAATGTACCTTATGAGTTAAATGAAAAAGTATACTTTGTTGCTAAGTCTTTGTTAGCAGAGGACAGAGCACCTAAGATTCCTTCATTTCCAACTGAACCTGAGTTCCCTTTTGAGGAAGCTACATTTGACAAGAACCAACTAAGTCCTGAAGAGAAAGATTTGTTCCATGCATTTAGTTCAGCTAAGGCTCAGTTCTATGCTAAGAGACACGAGGTTGAGAGTAAACGATTAGCTGTTAGTGCTACAATGAATGTAGCAAGAGAGATGTACAATCAGAAGTATCGTATTGGAGCTACTAAGTTCTGGTACTCTTACTTCCTAGATTTCAGAGGAAGACTATACCCACACACTAGAGCACTTAATATACAAGGTGCAGACCTAGACAAAGGTATGGTACAATTCCACAACAAGAAGCCTCTAGGTTCTCGTGGTAAGTATTGGTTAGCAGTACATGGAGCTAACTTGTTTGGAGAGGACAAAGTTTCTTTAGATGACAGAGTTGCATGGGCTAAGAACAACACTGATATGATTAGATATGTTGCACAGAATCCAACTAACAAAGAAGCTGTAGATATCTGGGGCAAGGCTGATAAACCTTACCAGTTCCTTGCTTTCTGTTTCGAGTGGGATAGAATGCACATTGAAGGAGATAGCTTCTTATCCGCCATTCCTGTTGCTATTGATGGTTCTTGTAATGGCATTCAAAACTACTCAGCAATGTTACGTGACCCTGTAGGAGCAGCAGCAACTAACCTTACAGACTCAGCATTACCATCTGATATTTATAAAGAAGTAGCAGAGGTTCTTGAACACAAGTTAACAACAATGGATGATGACACAGGCTACGCCAGAGATTGGCTATCACATGGTATCAATAGAAAGTTAACTAAAAGACAAGTAATGACATTACCTTATGGCTCTACACTCTATTCCTGTAATGATTACACTAAGCTGTATACAGATGAGAATTGTAGTCAGATATGGACAACACCTTTTGATAGAGTTAAAGCAGCAGGTTGGTTAACTCCTTTGCTATGGGACTCTATTGGGGAGGTTGTGGTTAAAGGTCGTGAAGCTATGGATTGGTTACAAGATGTTGCTAAGTTAGTAGCAGATACAGGTAATCAGGTATACTACACAACACCTCTTGGACTTAGAGTTAGATTCAAGTATGCTAACATCAAGAGAAAGCCACTTAAGTTAAGATTTAATGGAGAGACAAAGCAAGTGACTGTTGGGATTAAAGAGAAATCTAAACCTAACAAATCAAAAGCTTCTACATCTATTGCTCCTAACTTTATTCACTCTCTAGATGCAAGCCACTTAGCACTAACAATACATTACTTCAATGGTGAGATGCTACCTGTCCATGATAGTTATGCAACTCATGCTTGTGATGTTGATGAGCTTTCTTTTAAAACAAGGAAAGCATTTTATGATTTATATAAAGATACAGACCCTTTAGAGAATTTAAGAAACTCTTTACAAGAAGCTTTTGGAATGGACTTACCTGAAGCTCCACAGAAAGGAGAGTTTAATCTTAAAGAGGTATTAAGAGCAACATATTTCTTTGCTTAAAAAGAGTGTCTGCGTAGTAAGAAGGAAGGAAAGTTTATGAATATATTCAATAGTATATGTAAGTATTTCTGTAAGGATTCTATAAAGGACATCTATCTAGATGATAAAAGAGTTCTAGAAGAACTTGATAGGTTGTTTCCCCCATTGGAGGTTACTCCTGAAACATCTAAAGAAGAGGTTATGTTCAATGCTGGTCAAAGGCAAATCATATCTCATATTCGTTATAAACTAAACAGAGGTAGATAGCGTGATTGATGAGATATTGGAGATTCTGTCAGAAGTAGAACACAAACAAGACTCTTTCCTGACTAAAGAGTATTCAATAGACTACGATAAAGCAGAAGACTATCTAAATAATATACTGAAGTATCCTGAACACTTCTTAGTTTTACAATTAGGTAAGTCGTTCTTAATAGCAACCTGTGTGGAATATGACTTTTCCTATGATAAGGTTGCAAATATACCACACATAGTCTCTTTAGATAACAATGGTAAAGTTTTGTTATCTTTAGCAGAACAGTGGGCTACAGAGAAAGGTGCTAAGTTTATAACTGACGTAACTAACTACTCTGTAAGAACTGGGTATATTAAACTTTATGAGAAAAGAGGGTATGACCATATTGGTTATTCATTTAAGAAGGATTTATAGGAGGTAAGATGGGTATAGAGACAGCAATCATAGCTGGTAGTCTATTAGGAGCAGGTGGGGCAATCTACTCAGCACAAGAGACAGCAGCAGCTCAAAAGAAAGCAGCAAGTAGACAAGCAGCAGCAGTCAGACAACAAACAGAAGCCATGAAGAAGATTGAAGCTTCTAAGACAACAGCAGCACAAGAACAAGACTTCACTGAAGACCAAGCAGAAGTGCAAATTGGTGCAGATGAAGACTTACTTTTAAAAAAGAAGAAAAGAAAATCACGTATTGACCTACAATCTACAGGCACTACATCTTCTACTGGTTTACAACTTTAGGAGATTATATGACTGATAAGACAGCTAAGGAAAGGTACGAAGAGTTATCCAAGCATCGTAATGATGTTGAGAACAGAGCAGAGCAATACGCTAAGTGGACCATCCCTAATGTATTCCCTGATGAGACATCAACTGATACCAATACAATGACTAATGCATTGAACTCTATTGGTGCTGAAGCTCTTAACAACTTAACGAATAAGCTTTTGTTAGCTTTGTTTAGTCCAGGTAATCCATTCTTCCGAGTGGACTTAGAACCCTCAACTAAAGTTACAGTTATGCAGATGCTAAACCTAGAAGAAGAAACACAACTTGATGCTATCATGTCTGGTGTTGAACGAGAGTCTATGAAGGTTCTTGGTCGTAAAGGTTTAAGAGATGCAGCATTCTCTGTTATACAGCAACTTATTGTTACAGGTAATGCCATGTTGCACTACCCTGCTAATAGACCTATGGTTGTATATACATTACGAGACTATGTAGTTGACAGAGATTCCTTTGGTGGGATTAAAGCAACTATCATTAAAGAGAGAAAAGTATTTGGTTCACTATCACAAGACCTAAAAGCTATGGTAAGCACCACTAAGTCTTACAAAGACTCTGATGAGGTTTGCTTCTATGTTTGGTCTCGTAAGCGTAGTGATGGTAAATATGAGGTTACACAATGGTTAGAAGACACTAAACTGTCTGATGATGATACCAAAGGTGTTTACCCAGAAGAACGCTTGCCTTATATCCCTTTAGTGTGGAAACGAGCAAGAGGACATAACTATGGCACAAGCTTAGTTGAAGAGTATGCAGGTGACTTTAAAGCACTAGAAGTATTAACTGATTCATTTGTTAAAGGTCTAGCCGTAGCAGCAGACTTAAAACAATTAGTTAACCCTGGTGGTATAACAGACATTGAAGATTTAGTTAAGTCAGAGTTTGGAGCTTATGTACATGGTAGAGCAGACGATATCTCTGTACCACAGTTAAACAAAGTAGCAGACTATAAACTATTAATGGAAGGTATTGACTCCTTCTCTAAGCGTATTGCAAGAGCTTTCTTGCTGTCATCCGTTGTAACACGAGATGCAGAACGAGTAACAGCTTTTGAAGTACAGCAACAAATCAATGAACTTGAGACAGCGTTAGGTGGTGTGTTTACTAAACTATCCACAAGTATGCAGAGACCGTTAGCAGCACTAGCTATGGCAGAAGTAGACTCAGAGTTATCTAAGAAGAACGGTATTGAACCTATGGTTATCACAGGTATTGATGCAATCTCTAGATTCAACGAGATGTCTAATGTTCAGATGTGGCTACAGGATTTAGGTCTCATTAATCAATTACCACCACAAGCAATCCAAGCCTTGAACCTCGAAGCTTTAGGTTCTTATATGGCTTCCTCTCGTGGTATTGATGCAGATAAGTTTGTTAAGTCTCCTGAGCAAGTGAAGCAAGAGCAAGAAGATATGATGCAACAGCAGATGCAGATGCAAGCACAAGAGGCAGGAGCTAATGCAATGGCTCAAGGTATGACAGAATAAGGAGAGAGATTATGTCAGAAGAAAGTACACAGGTAGAAGACGTAGTTGCCCCAGTTGAGGGCTCCCCTTCTACCGAACAAGATTCAACACAAGAGGTCGAAACTGTAGTTGCTACAGAAGAAACCCCTTCATCTGTTGAAGAGGTAGTAGAGGAAACGGAAGGTGACGTTGATAGCACACCGCAAGATGAATCTACTGTCGAATTTGTTGAGACTGGTAATGAAGTATTTGATGTATTAGGTAAGACACTTGTTGAACAAGGTCTAAACCCAGCAACATTTGCTAAAGAACTAGAGTCTCAACTACAAGAAGGTTCTGATGATGTAACCTTAAGCGAAGAATCTTTTGCTGAACTCTCTGAAAAGTTTGGAGAGTCAATGGCTAAGTTGATGGAGACTCAGTTTGTTAATGAGTACAAATCACAAGTTAAAGAAGCAGATAATCGTAAACAAGAAATCTTTAAGCTATTTGGTGGTGAAGAGCAACTAACACACATGGCAGATACTCTGCGTTCTGAGAAGAAAGCTTCTGAAGAAGACCTGAAAGAATTAGGTGAGATGTTAAGTGCTGGAGGAATCCAACAAAAAGCAGCAGAGAAAACTATTAAGGAGTTATATATGTCAACAGACACTTTTGAACAAGACCCCCAATTGCTAGATGAAGGGGACAACGCACAACCTGTAGGAATTCAGCCTATCTCTCGTTCCGAGTATACAAAGGCTAAGATGGAAGCAATGAATAAAAAAGACTATGCTACCGTTGATGCTCTTAATAAAAGAGCAGAATACACTATGACTAAGAAAAACCAATATTGGAAATAAGGAAATAATTTATGGCATTACCAACAGATTCAGCTCACCTATCACGCCCAGGTCAAGATGGTGGGACAGGAAACTATGACGCATTATTCATTGAAGAGTACGGTGGATTAGTAGACTTAGCATTCCACGAAACTTCTGTAATGAAGTCTTTCTTGAATGTACGCTCAGTAATGGGCACAAACACAGTGAAGAACTACCGTGTAGGTGAAACATCTCTATCTGGTGTTACTCCTGGTGTTCGTCCAGACGCTTCTCCAACTAACTTCGGTGACGTATCAGTTACTGTTGATACAGTTGTTGTAGCTCGTAACAACGTCTTCTTACTTGAAGATTTACAGAACAACTATGACGCTAAAGTAGAACTAGCTCGTACTCAAGGTGAGCAGTTAGCTGAATACTTTGATGAAGCTGCTTATATTCAAGCAATGAAAGCTGCACGTTCTGCTGCTCCTGCTAACCTACCTGGATTCCAGGGTGGTACAGTTGTTGAGTTAGATGCAGCTACTGATGAACTAGACCCTAACAAGTTAGAAGCTAAGATTCTATCTATGGTTCAGGGAATGGAAGAGAAGAAAGTTAAGGTACGTGGTACTCAGTTTGGTACTACTGGTTACAATGGTGTTTCACTATTTGTATCTCCTGCTCAGTATTACACTCTTCTTCAGAACGATAAGTTAGTTGATTCACAATACTCTATGGGTAATGGTGACTACGCTGATTCTCGTATCCTGAAAGCAGCAGGTTTACCAATCAACACTACCACTCTTCTTCCACAAGAAGCTGCTGGCGCAACTGGCCACTTGTTGTCTAATGCAACTAACTCTAATGCGTATGACTATACAGCAGCAGAGGGTGATGTACGAGTTCTAGGTTTCGCTCCACGAGCAGTCCTAGCTGGTGAGACTATCTCTTTACAGTCTGACATCTGGTATAACAAGGAAGAGAAGCAATGGTTCATTGACTCTCACCTATCATTCGGTATGGCTCCTGACCGTGCTGAGATGGCTGGTGTTGTAGACAAGTACCGTGCATAAGCCTGATTAAGATTGCCCCTTCGGGGGCTTTCTTATATTTAGGTATTGATTTTAGTATTTAAATATAAGGAATAAAAATGGCATTAGGAATGACAAGATTAAATGCAATCAACATCTGCTTACGAGCAGTAGGGGAATCTCCTGTATCTTCAGAAGACTCACAACACCCTTATGTTATTGCAGCAAAGAATGTAATCGCAGATAAGAATAGAGATATTCAATCTAAAGGTTGGTTCTATAATACACAGAAAGATATTACACTACCAAGAGACTTAAACCACTTTGTATACATACCAAACAACACACTAGCTATTGACACTAACGATGTGCTTGGAGCTATTACAGTTCGAGGTGATAGATTGTATGATATGTATAGACATACTTTTGAGTTTGAAGCAGGTGTTATCTTAGATTTAGTAGAAGAGTTAAACTTTGAAGAGTTGCCTTACGTTGCAGCAAAGTATATTGCATACTCAGCAGCAGAAGAGATGCAGTCTTCTTATGAAGTAGAACAACTTAAAGTACAAATATTACAACAGAAACTACAAGAAGCTAGGATTGATATGAATAAGTTACAGAGACGTAATAGTAATTCTAATTCTCTAGCTAATTCACAATCACAGAAACTGTTATCAGCACAAGCTATGTCAGCTAACGGTCTCAATCCTAACATCATTGGAGGTTAAATATGGCAGCAGTCGAAGGAAGTTATAAGAACCTTTTGCAAGGAATGTCTCAACAACCACCTCAATCAAGAGGGGATGGGCAGTGTGAGCTACAAGTCAATATGTCTGCTGACCCTGTTAATGATTTAAGTAAAAGACCTGCTTCTTTCAACATCAAGACATTTAGTTTAGATGTAGACCCTGCTCGTTATAGATTTCACCAGTATGACCGAGGAGATAACGAAGAGTATCTTATCTATGTTGGTAATGGTGAAGTCAAAGTCATGGGACAAGATGGAACAGATTACACAGTTGATGGTGGTATTTCTTCTTACTTGAACTCTACAAATGAAGTTGAAGATATTTCTCTTACTACTGTAGGTGATATTACATTAGTTACTAACTCTACTGTTAACACAGCTATGACAAGTAACTTATCTACTTCTGTATCACAATCAACTATTGATATTAAAGGTGGAGCATGGGCAACTGTGTATGCTGTATCTTATGAGAATATAGCTACAGGTGCAACAGGTATTGTTGAATACAGGACCCCTTCAGGTGTTGGTCGTACAACAGACGTTAATGGGAATGAGTTAGTTCCTATTGACCCTGAGTTAGATTCAGAGAAACTTAAACCATCAAGTATTGCTACAGAGATAGCTGCGTTATTAAATGCACAAATCTCTGGCTGTGCAACTGTAGAAGGAAATTTAATAGTTCTTGATACAGCTTTGGTTGGTATAGCTTCAGCAACAGAAGGTCGTAGTGGGACATTTATTAACTTTGCACACGATGTTATAGACTCTCCTGATGATTTACCTAAAACCTCTGCGGTTGGTCGAGTCATTAAGATAGCTCCTAGTGGAGCAGGGGATGATGGAGATTACTTTGTAAAGTTTGAAGCTGATAATGATTACGGTGAAGGTCTTTGGAAAGAGTCTGTTAAACCTAATGTTCAATATGAAATTGATTCAGCAACAATGCCTCATGCCTTAGTTAGATTACAAAGAGCAACTGGTGAGATTTACTTCCAGTTTACTCCATTAGATGAAAGCACTTATACTAACTTCATAGATACCTATACAGTACCTAGATGGAGTGATAGAGTAGTTGGTGATGAAGACACTAACCCTATCCCTAGTTTTATTGGTAATTCGATAACATCTATGGGACTATTTCAGGAACGTCTGTTCTTCTTATCAGGAGAAGCAATTATCTTCTCAACCTCTGATAACTACTGGGACTTCTTTTATACAACAGCATTGTCAGTAATTGATAGTGACCCTATAGACTTCACAGCATCAACTGGTGAGGTGAATGTTCTTAAACATGGTGTACTACATGATGGAGACCTTTTACTTTTCTCAGACAACGCTCAGTTCGTTGTGAGTGGACAAAGAGTATTGACTCCTAGTGCAGCAGGTATGGTAGCTATTACATTCTTTGAATCACGGTCTAAAGCTAAACCTCTTCCTTCAGGGCGAAGTGTTTATTTCCCTGTAGCTTATGGAGAGTTTAATGGATTACGTGAACTTCAAACAGATGCTGTATCAGCAACAAGGGATGCACCTCCAATAACATCACATGTATCTAAACTAATTAAAGGCAATGTTACTAAAATGTCTAGCTCAAATGAAGCTGGAATTATGGTACTATCTACAGATACCTTAGATAATAAACTATATGCTTACGAGTATATTTGGCAAGGTGAGCAACGTGTACAATCAGCTTGGAGTTATTGGGAGTTTGATAAAGACTATAGAGTAATCTACCATTTTAATAATAAAACAGTATTATTTGTAGTATTACACAACCAGGTTACAGACCAAATGTTTTTAGCTAAAGTACAACTTGATGACTTCTTGGACAATTCTTTTGGCTTTAATGTATACTTAGATAACATTGTAAAATTACCTGTTATTGGAGATAATCAAGTAACACTACCTTTCACTCACAGTGACATGATGATAGTGCAAGGGGACAACTGCCCATACCCAGGAATGAGAGCAGGGGTTTACACAAACCTTTCTTATGATGGGACAAGTGAAACTGTTACTTTAGATACAGCTATGCCTGGCGGGACTGTTATTGTTGGGATTCCATTTACAAGTCAGTATAGACCTACTAGACCTTATATAAAAGACAGTAAAGGTACTCCTATCACAACAGGAGCGTTAACTGTCTCTAGGTTTATTTTAGCATATAGAGACTCTGGTTATATTGAAGCTACTCTTACAGGTAAATATAGTGGAGAAGTCTCTGGTTTATTGACTGGTCGTATTTTAGGTGAAGAAGAAAACAAAGTCGGTGTTGCTCCTATTGTATCTGGTACAGTGAATATCCCTGTATTACAAGACCCAGGAAATGCTTATATTACAATTACTTCTAACGATTACCGACCTATTATCCTTACAGATTTAGAATGGGAAGGGCAATTTAGTAAGAACAAAAGGAGAATTTAAGTATGTCTTATACAACAGCAGCAGCCAATGGTATTATGTCATTTGGTTCATCTTATGCGTCTGGGTTATTAGCTCAGTCGCAAGCTGACTCTGAGGCTATCATTAGCCAAGCTATGACTGAGTACAGGAAAGTACAACAAGAAATACATAACAATGCAGCAGATAGAAATGCTCGTGAACAAACTAATATCGTGTCTATGAATCAGTTATTTGCAACAGCAGATGCTCAGAAACAGAAGATGGATATTAGATTAGAAGCATTAGCCCAGGCAGGTAAAGCATCTGTCATAGGGAATATCTCTGGTATTAGTGGTAAAACTTTAGAGAGAGTACAGAAGCAGGTTACTGAATCAGCAGCAGTTGCTGAAGGTATGGTAGATGACTCTATGGCTAAACAACAGTTAAATTTCATTATGGAGAAGAAGGCTATTGAATCTGCAAGACAATCTGGACAAGACTATTCTGTTCATATTGCTAAAGAAGGTTACTCAGGTAATCCTCTTATGACTGGTCTTGCATCAGGGTTAGGTACAGGCTTTTCTGTATACTCTAAACTAAATAATGATACAGAATAAGGAGACAACATGGCGTTTCAGTTACCTCAAAGAGACTTTGGAGGAGCAAGCAACAAGGGTTCTGTAACTGGAGCCTATGTTCCTGAACAAGAACAAGGTGCAATGGGTGGATTGTTAAATACTTTAACTAAAGTATCTAGTCAATACGTTCAAAAACAAACTAACAAAGAGATTGCTAAGAAGCAAATGGAAGGACAACAAGCCATTGCTCAAGGTAAATCACTTAATGATATTAAAGATGGGGACTCATGGGTAAACTATATATTTGGGGACTCAGCTACATTAGAGGGAGCTAGGTCTGCACAAGCAGAAGCTTCTTTCTTAAATGGCTACTCAGACTTGATTGGTCAGATGGACGAGTTAAAGTCTATGCCACCAGAAGAGTTTAATAATTACATTACACAACATTACTCAAAGTATTTAACTGGGGATGCTCAGGTTGATTCAGCAGTAATGTCTAACACTTCTAAAATTAGACAAGGTTTAATGAAAACTCATACAGGTGAACACACTATATGGGTACAAGAAGAAAACATCAAAGCTATTACTGACTTAACTAGAGCTAAGGTTGAAGCTTCTACTAATGCTATAGCCTCTGCTGCAGTATTTGAAGACAGAGACCAAGTAGAGATGCAACGAGACTTAGAGGTTAAAGAGTTATCTGATTACTTGACATCTGTAGCATCTAAAGGCAAAGCTGAACAAAACAACATTGCTCAACAAGTTATTCTTGACTTACAGGATGGACAAGATTTATCTTATGAAGCAACTAAAGATTACAGTTTCTCTCACGAAGAGATGTCTAAGATTAACTTAGCTAAAAGAGCATTAGATAAAGCCCGTAAGAGTAAACTAACTGCACAACAACAAGAACAAAGAGCAGCAGATGAAGCTGTAGTAGCTGATATGTTAAAGAATCCAGGTTCTTTTGATATTAATAAATATGCTGAACATGTTAAAGCTGTAAGTAAGAAATGGGACTTATCTGACGATAAGACTGTATCTATGCATAAAGCTGGTGACATGATTGCCCTTAAGCAACAACGTTGGGGTAATGCAGTTGTAACAGGAGACAGAACAGGTAATATTATCTTTGACCCAAGTGAAGCTGACGATGCTCATGCCTTTACTTATAACAAGATTGATGAAGCAGCCTCGACTCCTGAACAAGCAGCAGCAACTAAAGTAAGATTTAGAAACTCTGCCACTGTATCTAAGAAGTATTCTAAAGCAATGACTGATGGATTAAAGATATTAGCTAAAGGTGATGTACCATCTGAACAAGCTGTATCTACATACAACCAGTTACATCAACACACAGTCGCTGCTCAGGGAGATAACAAGTTTGCATTAAGACAGATTAAGTCTGATTCAGAGAAAGCTACTTATTTAGCTATCACTTCTAAACTAGAGTCTAATCCTGATATGCCTGTTAAAGATGCTATCATGGAAGTACATTTAGAAAGAGAAGCTCGTAAAGGACAGAAGACTGTTCCTTTATTAGCAGAAGCTTACAGAAAAGACACAGGCAACTACAATGATGATGTGTCAGAAGTAGTTGATACTTTCTGTGATGGAGCTAAAGATTCTCCTTGTGCTACTCATTACACTGGTATACTTCGAGAAGAGATGAACAATATTGCTCGTAACAACCCTGAGTCGATTACAAGTGTTTCTGATATAAGAACTATTGCATTGAACCGTATGTCTGATAACAGATATGGTAATGTACAAGGACTTACAGAAGAGATTATAGCCTCAGACCCTAACCTTAGAAATGTAGATGGCGGTATGTTTAAAACTTATACCCCTGAAGACCAAGTGAAACATTACTTCTCTGAGTTAAATCCAGATGCTCCTATTACTTCAGATATGAAGATGATGTATAACAAGCAAACTGGAAACCTAATCATTGAAACACTTAATGAAGATGGAACTAGGGGTGGTATTAAGACAGTTAGAATGTCTGATGTATCTAAAGCATGGGAGAACTCTCCTGCTTCTAAGAAAGTTAAGATGGACCAAGCTGAGAAACTTGAAGAACTTAATGAATCTAAAGGTTTTAAGAAGCCAGGTACAGTTGATTACTATTCAGGTGTAGCAGGAGCATTAGGAAATCGTGGAGCTAAAGGCGGAACACCTCTTACTGAAAAGATAGATAATGTTTTACAATCAGAGCACGTTCAGTTTGCTATTGACAAGTCACTTTACATCAGAGCGATTAAAGCAGTTCAAGGATTCATTGAATCTCCTTTTGCTACACCAGAAGAATTAGGAGTGAAAAAAGATGCAAATGAATAGTGTACAACCACAAGTATTAACTCAAGGTGGTGTAACTTATGATGAGACTCCTGATAGTTTTAGTAAAGATGCTGACATGGCAAGAGATGATTACTTCTTGTCAATGGTATCTAACCATGATAAGTTTCAAGATGAAGACAGTGTTAAGGATATTCAAACTTTCCTTTCTAATAACAGAGTTAAAACTAAAGTTGATGGAATCTTAGGTAATGAAACTATCAACTCTATTCAAACTTATATGGAAGGTATCTCTGAACGTATTGGTGGTGTTGAACTTCAGCAACAACTATTTGAAAGAGAATCTCCTATTGAAAGAGTAACAGCTATGGATGAAAACCGAGAGAAAGTAGGACCAAGAAGTGTATTTGTAGATAACTTAGGTAAACTTGAAGGTGATTATGACCATGTTGACCATACTGGAATTAAGACTAAAGCTTATGGCGTAGTCTACGATATGGAAAACAAACCAAAATTAAGTAAAATGAATCAACGTGCAGCTAAGAGTTTAAATATTGATTTAGAAACAGCAACACCTGAAGAGTCTAAGCAAGTAGCTACTAAACTTTTAGAGAGAATGGAAACACAACTATCTAAAGCAGTTCCTAACTGGGATAAGTTAGATACTTCTTCTAGAGTTCTTATGATTGATGCTAAATACAATACAGGTATTACTTTTAAAAGTTTACCAGTTGCCTTAGAGAAGTACAGAGAAGACCCTAGTACAGATAACTTAAAGAAAGTCCTTAAAGAAGCTAGACGCAAAGCTGGCGGTAAATACTCGAAAGGTATGGACAACCGTGTAGCTAAATTAGCAGCCTCTTTAGGTCTAATTAAGAACCCAAATGATGCTAAAGAATTAGGATTACCATTAACAAATGTAAGATAAGGAGAGACAATGGAGAATAGTACAGAAGATTTAGAACTACAAAGTCCTATTTATGAATCACAAGAAAAACCTGAGACTACTTCTCCAGATGTTTCTTTCACTGATGCAACCAAGATTGCTTTCAATGAGTTTACAGTGGCAGGTGCTGCTATCAAAGGCGTTGAAGAAGTAAAGCCTTTTGAGAGAGACCCTAAGTATTGGGAAACTGATAATGAACTTAAGTCTCAGTGGTACTTAGATGGATTAACACATGAAAGCCAACGCTATGTAGCAGAAGCTCGTAGTGATGAAGAGGCTGAGTGGAGACGAGACAGAGCTTTAGAGTGGGACGCTAACCAGAAGGTTATCGAAGAACAAGGTATCTCTGGTATGATTCTACCAACAGTAGTAGCTGCTTTAGGAGACCCTTCAACATATCTATTTGGTGTTGGTGAACTTAAAGCTTTAGGTACTTTAGCCAAGTTAGGTTTTGCAGAGAAGGCAGCAGTTGGTGCAGCTTTTGGTACAGCTTATGAAATGCCACAGTATATGGTCAACCCTCATACAGATGCAACTGATTTAGTATTAGGTGCAGCTATGGGTGGGATTATCTCTGGTGTACTTCCTATTGGTAAAACAGGACAGTCAGTTTCTGATGAAGAAATCAAATCACAGTTAGTTAACAGAGATGCTAGTATCCAAGAAGTACAACAAACTTCTGCTGGTGCTGCTCAAGTTAAGGGGTCTGTTATTGCAAGAGAGGATGGGACAACTATGGAAGAGGAAGAAATTCTCAATGCTATGGTTACTCGTACTGACCAATTAGACTCAGAGAGCACAGTTAAAGAAGATGCTATTACTCGTGGAGCTTCTAAGATATTTGGACTGTTGGATTTCTCTGTTACTGGTGGCTTTAAAAAGTCAGCTAGAGAAGGGAATGAGGTATCTAACTGGGTAGCTAAGGACATCTTATCTGATGCCAGTGGTGAGTATACAAGAGGTGTCTCTGCTTCTGATATTCAACACGGATTATCTACCAAGTATACTGAGAAAGCAGTTCTTGAATATGGTGATGTAGCAGACGATTGGATTACTCAGAATGTTGATTTGACTAAGATGGAACAATTAGGGGACTTGCCTAGATTCCAGAGAGCAATGGAAATGTTTGATGAGAAAGTCTATGCTCACATGCAACACAGATACCTAAACTATGGTAACGATGGTTATGATGATTGGTTATCCAAACAAGACCAGCATGTAGTTGCAGCAGCAAACAAGCTGGATGATAACTATAAGACTATTCTATCAGACCGTAAATTATCAGGTGAAGCAGGTTTTGCTACTATTGAACATAAGCCAGGTTATCTTCCTCGTATCATGGACAGTACAGCTATTCAGAACTCTCGTGAGAATGCTTACATCTATAAGAACATGTTTGGTGAAGAGTTTGAAAGACTAGCTATGACTAGACACAAACTTAAACTAGAAGACCTAGAAGCAGATTTGACATCTCAGAAGCTTAAGTTAAAAGAGATTGATGATGTTAAAGCTAAAGAGACAGTAAGTAAGCAAGTAGCTAAGACAGAGCAAGCTATTAAAGATTTAATGAATAAGCTTGATAATGTTGATAGTGCTAAGTATAAATCAGCAGGTAAGAACTTCTATGACAACCTTGTTCGTACAGGTTTAGGTCATCAGACAACAGCGGATGATATATTCAGAACCACAGATATCGACTCACTCACTGAGATGGTTGGTGATTCAGGTGTAGCTAAAGAATTGTATGAAAACTTCCAAGAAGCTATGGCAGAATCTTCTAAATCTTCTCGTGCTAAGAATCGTATCGAGTTTGATGTCAACAAGGCAACTGCTGATGGTAAACATAAGTTAAGTGATTTGTACTCTAAGAATATTAGACAAGTATCTTCTCGTTATGGAAGAGAAGCAGCAGGTACAGTAGCTCTAGCCCGTAAAGGTATTAAATCTTTACATGAGTGGAGAGAGGTTGCTAAAGCTGGTGCAGTAAGGGAGAAGGGTGGTGGTGACAAGTACATGCAAACAATGGATGATACTTACAACCTACTACTATCTAGACCTATTTCTGAGGCCATGAAGAGGGGTACACGAAGACTTAATGAGTATACTAACCTAACTATGCTTGGACGTACTGGAATAGCTCAGTTGGCTGATTTCGCAATGGTTACAGCTAACAATGGATTTATGAATACCGTGCGTTCTTCTAGAGAATATATGAAGATTAGAAAAGCTATCAATGAAGGAACAGCAGAGGATACTCTGTTAGGACAAATTGAAGCATTAGGTGGACGTATTGGTAATGACCACATCATGTTCAATCCTACATTAGACCGTATTGGTGAAGCAACTGATGCTGGTTCTGTGAGTAAAGGGTGGGCTAAGTATGATGAATACTCTGCTATGGCATCTCGTAGTTTGTTCTATTTGAATGGAATGAACCATATTAAACGATTCCAACAGCGTGTATCTTCTATTGCCTCAGCTAACACTATTGTTACAAATGCCTTAAAAGACAACGACTTAGCTCGTTTATCTTCTGTTGGTATTGATGGTGAGATGGTTAGAGCTATTAAAAAAGAACACGCAAGAGGTAACATTAAGCTTGGTGATAAAGGCGTAACAGACTTAAACCTAAAAGGTTGGGAGAACATCGAGCAAGCTCAGGAGTTTGCCTTTGCTATCCGTAAGGCTGTAGCCTCTCAGGTACAAGACCCTTTAGTTGGTGAAGGTATTATGGCTATGCACAGAGACATTGGTTCTCTTATGCTTAAGCTTATGGCATTCCCTATCCTAGCTATGCAGAAACAGTTAGCTCGTAACTTCTACCACCACGATATGTCATCTCTTGCTTTAGCAGGTTATGGTACAATGATGGGTATGGCAGTTTACACTTTAAACAAAGAGATTGGTGCTGTAGGTACTGATAAGTCAGGAGATGCTTGGGAAGACTTCCAAGATGACCCTTCTAAAATCTTTATTGGTAGTTTGATGTATAATCCTTTAGCTGGTGTATTGCCAGACTTTGCTAACTTAACTTCAGCAATGGGCTTAATGCCACAAGAGTGGTCTCCTAGTGGAGCTATGAGAGGTCAAGAAGGCTTCTCTAATGGTCCATCTATCGAGAACATAGCTAACGCAACACCTAGTACACAATCAATACTTGCTCCTCTTAGAGCACTCTCACTTGCTCCTCGTGCAATAGCAGAAGGGGAAGCACCTGAACGATGGGCTTATGATGTACAAGCAGCAATGCCTTTAGGGAATACAATATTCCTAGGTTCAATATTCAATCAATTAAAAGACTAAGGAGAAAAGATGGCTACTAACCTTTCCATCGTTGAGTATTTAGGAGATGGAGTTACTCAACAGTTCGCTGTTAACTTCCCTTCTGGATATATTAATAGAACAGACGTTTTCTTATCTGTAGAAGGAACAGATACACCTTTCACTTGGATTTCAGATGGACTTATATCTGTATCCCCTGCACCTGCTTTAGACTCTTATATCAGACTTTATAGAAGTACAGATATATCTAAAACAATCAACAACTATACTGATGGTTCAACTATTATTGAGAAGAACTTAGATGATTCTTTCTCTCAATCTATTCTAGCAATGCAAGAAACCTCAGATATTGTAACCAATAGTTCTATGATTGTTGACGCAGCAGATGGTGAATGGGAAGCTAGAAATAAAGGTATTAAGAATGTTGCTGATGGTGTAGATGTTAACGATGCAGTTAATGTAGGACAACTTAATACACATAATGAAACTATTGTAGGGTATAAAGATGCGGCAGAGGCTAGTGCTGTAGCTTCTCAAGCAAGTGCTGTAGCTTCTCAAGCAAGTGCTGTAGCTTCTCAAGCAAGCCTAGATGAATTTCAAGGGCAATACTACGGAACATTAGCTACAGACCCTACTACAAATGTAGACAAAGGGGATATGTACTTCAATAGCATTCAGAATAATATGCGTGTATTTGATGGTACTAATTGGATTTCAACAGCTACAGTTGCTACATCAACCGA